GGAGGTCCGGGCAGTACGGACATCATCCGCCATTTTAATACAACTCCACTTGACAATGGAACCGAAGACTGATAATATCGTCTCTTGAAGAAATCGGAGTTTGTCAAAAGATTTTACGGTGAGGTGTCTGAGCGGTCTAAAGAGACAATTTGCTAAATTGTTGTGGCCTAAAAAACCACCGAGAGTTCGAATCTCTCCCTCACCGCCATTTTTTGCGTGTGTAACTCAGTTGGTAGAGTACGAGTTTTCCAAACTTGATGTCGTGAGTTCAAACCTCACCACACGCTCCATTTTTAGTAACTGGGGATTTGCATAATGGTAGTGCGGCAGACTTTGAATCTGCTTGTGGTGGTTCGATTCCATCATCCCCAACCAATTTAATCGGAATGTAATGTCAATAGTAGACGGCCTGGTTTGGAGCTAGGAGGTTGCAGGTGCGAGTCCTGTCATTCCGACCATTTTAATCGGGGTATGTGGCTACACGGGTGTAGCACTTGCTTTGCAAGCAAGTTAAATATTGGCGTTCAACTCGCCCATACTCCACCAAACTTAATTTGAGTATCTAGGCGTTTTTGACTCCACACTTCTATTTATTAGTATGAATACATTAAAAATAAAGTGTAACGGATGTAATATTGAATTCTTAAAGAATAAAAGTGAGTATGGTAGACAATTAAGAAATGGAAATAATAATTTTTATTGTTCTTCTAAATGTTGTGGAAAATATACATCGAATGCTCGTATAAAACATTCTAATATTGAAAGAGAATGTTTGTATTGTAAATCTAAATTTGTATCTACAACACATAAACGACATAAAAAATGTTGCAATAAATTATGTGCAAAAAAGTATGCTCAGAATTTTGTAAAACCTGATAAAATATCAAAAACTTTAAAAACATATTATCAAAATAATCCACATATAAAAATATATGAAGATAAAAAATGTGTGTTATGTGAAAATTTATTTAGTATACAAAAGTTTAAAACCAGAAAAACTTGTTCAGAAAAATGCTTTAGAAAATTGATGTCAGTTAATTCAACCAAAAATCCTAATTGTGGTGGTGAGACTAACTTTAAAAAATATAAATATAATAATATTTGGATGGATTCAAGCTGGGAAGTTAATATTGCAAAATGGTTAGATATTAATAATATTAAATGGATACGAGATAGAAAAATTAATTTTATATGGACTGATGTTGATGGAAGAAAAAGAAGATATTATCCCGATTTTTATTTACCTGAACACAATTTGTATTTAGATCCAAAAAACAAATATAAACTTGAAAAAGACAGAGACAAAATATCAAGAGTTATTTCTGAAAATAATATAAAATTGATATATGGTCTTGAAGAAAATGTAATTTGTGAATTAAAAAATTGTATTTCTAAAAAATCAACTATATATTAATGTTGAGAGCGCGGGTATGATGTAGTGGTAGCCTGCAACCTTGCCAAGGTCGATGTGCCGGTTCGATTCCGGCTACCCGCTCCAATTTCAGTTCTTTTAAAATTTTATGGGGATGCGTAGTTTCGACATAGATAAATATCTATTGTTAGGCACGTAGAGGATAATAGTTGGCCTCTTTAATACATCTATTACAACATTAACTGCTGAAGATAATGTAATCAAATTATTGGACTGGACCAAATGTTTGATTTGCGCAAAATGGTCGAGAAATTAGTAAATCTTAAGGGTAATATTTTTAGATATTTTTCATTATATACCCCTAACAATTTAAAATATATAAACGTGTAGTCTGGTAATAATAATTTTTTATGGACGCGGGGTGCGACTCCCCGCCATCTCCACCATTTTATTCAGGTTCAAAATCAATGTAGCTATCAATAATCAACACTCCACTATCATTGATGTAACCTTCTTCAATTAAATACTTTGTGATTCTTTCTCTACAACAATCATCTTCATGTACATCACATATTTCTGGATGTCGTAATACAACAAATCTATTGGCCCAAATTGTTATATCGTGGTTGTTAATACTAACTTGGTGAAAATTAACGTCTTCCATTAAGTATAAGTATATTTATAGAATGATGAAACGATATAGTTTATTATACGAATCCAGCATATATGATTATCTAGTATGGGAACCAACTGGAAAGTTAAAGTATATAGCAGATGAATTAGATAAAATTCCAAATGATAATAATGTTTTGTATAGAGGAATGTCAGAAAAAGAGTATAATGTTCTCAAGAAGTATGGTAAGGTTACATCCAAAGGAAAGGGTAACACCAGAAATATTGTAGGAAGTTATTTAGCCAGTGATTTTAAATTGGCAGCAAGATTTGCCTTAGTCAATTATAGAGACAAAGGTGAAGGTATTATAGTAGTGGTGGATAAAAATAAATTACCAGATTTAAAAAATGTAGATCCAGGCAATTACGTCACTAGTTATATACCGATAGAAGCAGTAAACCAAACTATAGATCTAAAAAAGTTATGAGTAATATTAAATTAACAAAACAACAGGCAGAACAAAAGGTATACGATTTAACCGAAAAACTTCTTTTCGTAAAGAAGGATTTTAAGGATGTAGCTGCAGGCTACAAGGAAAAGATGAAAGAAATTGAAAACGAGATTAAGGCTATTGTAGAAGAAGCTTCTGCTGGTAATTCTTAATGTTTCTTTTTTTGTTTCTTAGGAAGAGTCTTTTGCAATTTAATACTTTCCAAAAATAATTTGACTTTTTCTTTAAATTTTTTTGTCATATAATTAATTATGAAGATTGATATTGACAAATACTAAAAAGTTTTGTAATATCACGAAATACTTTCTCAGGCTGATAATCTGAGACTATATCAGTAATATCAAACATTAAAAATCAAAAACTAGCTAGTATAATGCAAACTAAAGACAAGAAGAGTAATGTTGAAACCTCAAATGAACGTTACGTTGTTATGAGGAATGGTGCTAGAGTCTCTGATGAAGAGTACTCAAGTAAGGATGAGGCAACGCCAGAATATGAACATTGGAATCGTGTTATTTCACGATGGCCTGATGGTAGTAAGTTGGAAATTGTAAATCTAACAAGAAGGAACAAGTAATATGGGATTAAGACAAGAAATTAAATCTGCAAATTCCGAATCAGAAATCACGGCCTTGGAAATCAACCGCTAAATTCAGACTAGCAGAGTTGTCTTCTAAAGATGTGGTACAAAGTCCAGAGAAGCCGGTTCAGTCAAAGAAGTCAGTTAAGAAAACTAAATAAGTTAAATATTTGTAAAATGTCAAAAGGCACCAATAAAATGGTGCCTTTATTTTTTGTCTGGTTAGGTATTTAAATTGATATATATACTCAGTTATTATGTCTAAAAAATATTGTTCAGCGACTCTACCATGTGAGTATAATGAGATGGAGAAATACATCTTGGAGAATAAGGCATCGTTGACTTTAAAAGTTGTTGATTCAATAGAGTATGCTTTGAAAAACAAACTAGTTAATGTGGAAGTTTTTAAATTCAAGAATAGCGACTATATCGTTTTACTTAATGAAAATTCATTTAAGGAAAACTTAGATTTTATCTTTAACTATTACATTGACACAGAACAATATGAGTATTGTGAAAATGTAAAGAAAATACAAAAACTACTAGATAAGAAATACAATGAGCAAGAAAAAAGACACAAGCCCAAAGGTTCACCAAAACACAAAGATTAGAGATTCTATTCAAATCAAAAGTGTAAACTTAACGGAAAAACAAAAGCAGCTCATAGATGTACTAACAAATAAAAATACAAAATTGGTTTTCATATCAGGCCCAGCTGGTACTAGCAAAACATATACATCTGTTATGGCAGGTCTTAGTTTGATTAATGACAAACGTGTGAGTGAGATTGTATATGTTAGAAGTATAGTTGAAAGTAGTGATAGTAAATTGGGATTTTTGCCTGGTGAAATGGATGAAAAAATGAGTCCATATATTCAACCACTTGTAGATAAGCTTGAAGAGTTGCTTCATAGAGGTGATGTAGAAAAGTTAAAAAAAGAAGAACGAATTCATGGTTTTCCAGTAAACTTTTTACGTGGATTGAGTTGGAACGCAACCGTAATTGTTGCGGATGAAGCTCAAAATATGACCAAAAAAGAACTAATTACTCTTATAACCCGTGTTGGTGAGTTTAGCAAACTATATGTGTGTGGTGATCCAGACCAAAGTGATATTAATGGAAAGAGTGGATTTTCATCTGTTATGAATGTATTTGACGATCAAGAAAGTAGAGACAATGGTATCCATATATTCAAATTTGATGAAGAAGATATTGTTAGAAGTGGATTAGTCAAATATATATTAAAAAAGTTAAAAAAGCTAAACTGATTGATAATTATATATTATGGCAGTAGTAATATCCAATAGAGGTAGATTAATTTCGGATTTAACTTCGGTTATTCCACCATTAAACAATAATGATTTAATGATCATTCAGTCAGTGAACGCCAGTACTAATTCCACAAGAAAAGTTATGGTGTCACAGCTGTCCGACAAAATCTTGAGTGGATTTTCATCATTTGGTAATGTTGTAAATTTTCAAAATGCATCGAATGAATTTACAGGTGCATTTTATAATCCAAATAGTAAATCATCCAATTTATATAATGTAACTATTCGTAATAACTTAACAATAAGTTCTGGTGGTGATGCTACTATAAGTCCTACCAATCTTACTTTTTCTCCTACTAATGGTGCTTTATTTACAAAGAAGATTACAAATACAATTGGTGGTATTACAGGAAGTGCTTCTACAGGATTTACAGGCAGTTTAAAAGGTAGACTAACTGGTAATATAACTGGCAACGTAACTGGAAATGTAACTGGAAATGTTGTTGGATCATTGACAGGTAACGTTTCTGGAAATGTTGTTGGAAGTTTAACAGGAAACTCTATTGGAAATTTAACAGGAGATGTATACAATGCTAATTCCAATAAGGTTCTTGAAAATGGTAGTGGATCTCCAACATCAAATGGTGGTATACCAAATGCTTTCTTTTATGGTACATCATCGTATTCATCACAAGCACTAACAGCCGCATATGCAGCTAGTAGTGGAACAGGTATTACTGAAGCACAAGCAAGATCATATGTTACTACATCCATGAATTCTGGTGGAGGTATTGCAAATACACTTCCAAAATTCAGTGGTACTAGTCAATTAGGATTATCGTCTATAAACGATAATGGTACATCAGTAAGTATTTCTACTGCTTTAACTGTTGCAACTAAAATAATTGCAAACTCTTTAACTGGTAGTATTTATGGAGCTATAACATCACCACCATCTGAAGTTTTCATAACTGCGGCCAGCACATATACAATCGACGGCGATGGAGGTCCATCAAGTGTTTTACACGTATCTTCCTCTGGTGCTACGGTAAGTTTAAATCTAAGAAAAGGAAAGACTTGTACAATTTTGATAAAAAATGGTGGAGCTTATAGCATATCTGCTTGGAATGCCAGTATTAATGGTGGGGTATCAACAACATCAATATATTGGAAAAATGGATCTGCACCAACAATAACATCAGGTCTTGGTAAAAAAGATGTATTTACATTTGTTAATATAAACGATTATGTTCTAGGATCATCAGTTCAAAATTTTAGTTAATATGATCAGAAACTTTTCATTTTGGAGAGATACCGATTATGTTCCTGGAGTAACTTATAAAATATTTTCTGGTACAACTACATCTACAACTCAAGTGTGTGGTAATGGTGGCGCTGAAGTAGAATATAGTTATACATCCGTGTCAGCAGGAAATGGATCTGCCATTTTTACTAGTACTTCAGATGGATGTCCGAGTGGTGTCACTCTTACGATTACATCTTGTTTACCATCGGATGCAACATCTCTAACACTTGTAAATGGTGGTGATCCTGTATCTGGTACAAATCCAAGAACCACACCAACTAACACTGGTACTGATTGTTAGTATTAAAAAAAGAAAATACCAAGAAAATATATATTTATTAGTGTATGTCAACACCTTGTAATAGTCTAAACGTTCAACTCATTAAAGTAAGTAAATTAGCATCTTATAGCTCATTGAAAGGTCGTGATATTATCTTAACTATCCAATCTGGATCGTCATTGTATTCACGTAAAAGTACTTTAAATGATTTGATATCATTTTTTGCAAGAAATCCAAGTGGATCTTATAGTGGGTCGTTCAGCGGCAGTTTTAAAGGTAAAGCCAGTGGTAGTTTTAGTGGTAGTTTTTATGGTACAGCAACACGTTCACAAACATCTTCATATCTACTTCAAACCAATCAAAATACTACAAAGGGTGTTGGATACTATGATGGTAACAGATTAACAAGTGCTCCTGGTTTAGTATTTGATAATAACACTGGTGGAGTTAAATCATTAAGTATTTCATCATCTTTACCATTTAACTATTTAAACATTGCAAGCCGAGGATTAACTAGTGGTGGTACTAAATATAATCAGGCTGGAATTAGTTTGGCTAATTATAATAGTAATGAACCATATCCAACTTATGACTCATGGATAATTCTCAGTGCTACGAGTGGAAGTTTAACTTTTGTTGCACCAATTGGTTCTAATGCTTTTTCTTCATCCACTATAAAAGCACAAAGTACTACCGGTGAATGTTATGGTATGGTACAAAGAAAAAATGGTTTTTATTTTTGGCCATACATGGTTAGTAATACACCAGCCAGAGATGGTGCTATTGGAATTGGAGTACAACCACCAAATGAAGCCACAGGATCATTTGATAAATATTTAAGAGCCAAACTACAAATAAATATGTTTAGTGGTAGTGGTGAAGGACCATGGAGTGTGCCTGCAACTGTAGAAAATAGAGCCACAGCTATATTGATTAATTATGGATCCGGAAGTGCTACCACCGGATTTACAAAAACATTCTTTGTATCTGGAAGTGGTAACACCTACATACATGGTAAATTAAATGTTAATAGGGGTATTACAGGATCATTTTATGGTAATGCCTTTAAAACACTTAATGGTAAAGCGGTAAGCTTGTGGGGTACCGCAAGTCATGCTGTTACGGCATCTTTTGTTTTAGGCGGAGGATTAACTAATGGATTGGGTGGTTTGGGTGCTAATTTGTTTTATACCGCAACTAGTGTATCGACTATTTCATCATATTATAATAGTGTATATTCAGTAACACACGGTCTTGGATCGTCACCATCATTAATAAGATCTACATTAATTTGTAATAGTAGTGACGCTGGATATTCTGTAAATGATGAAGTCAGTGTGGAACAACTTCACGATGATACTGGAGGCGCTGATGACGAAAGACCAATTACTACCGTTTGGACTAATAGTACACAGGCAGGAGTAGCATTTGCAGCTTGGTCGAGTGGAATATATCTAAGTGCAAAAACTGGTGGTAGAACTACTTTAGATACTAGTAAATGGAATGTAAAGCTAAGAGTCTGGAAATAAAATATTGACATTTTATTATTTTTGATTATATATATTCTTAGATGGTGATCTTATAGACACTATCTACTATAGTGCTCGTGTGAGGCTATTAGGTTAATAAGTTCAATAGAATTATTAAAAGAAAGGTAAATATATGTCAGTAATTAAATATAGTCCGTTTGCATTACGTCACGTTGATCGTGATGAGTTTTTAGCACCATTTGACCGCGTATTCGATGAAGTATTTGCGGCACATTTCCCAGAACTAAATAAAGAATTAGGTGTTGGTTTTTTTGAAAAACAAAGTTATCCCCGCGTAGATGTTGTTGACTACAATGATCGTGTAGAAATTCTTGCTGAGATTCCTGGTTTGTCTAAAGAAGAAGTTTCAGTTGATGTACAAGAAAATGTTCTTACTATCAGTGGTCAAAAGATTAAGAAGGTAGATGACAAGGAATCAGCTGGAAAGTATATTCGTAGGGAGTTGAAACACAGCAGTTTTAAACGAAGTTTTACACTGGGTGATCAGATTGATAGAAGAAGTCCATCGGCAAAATTTGAGAATGGATTGTTAAAGGTTACATTGTTAAAGGTTAAACCTACAATTCCAGAAACTAAGAAAATAAAGATTGATTAATAGTCAATCATGGTTATGTTAAAACCCCGCTAGATTAAAAATAGCGGGGTTTTTTAATATTCAAATATTTATATATATGATAAAATTTAAACACTTGGTGATACTTAGCTCTTTATTGATTGCCGGATGTGCTGC